CATCAAGACCGACTAAGTCGGCAGCGGCGTATGGAATGCCCAATAGACCGGCCACACCAGCATTAGTTTGACCTGCTTCTTCTCGTTGATTTTGAAGAATGTCGCCGACAGCAGAGGGGTAGTTTGCTGCAGCAGCCAGACCAATACGGCCAGCCGTGCCTAATCCCATCAAAGCGCCAGCACCACCAGTAACTAAACTGGTAAGAAGTTCTGGGGAAGAATCAATGGCTAAACCACGAGCGTAGCGTAGTGCGGAACCAACACCTTCAACATCTCTAAACGATTGAGGCTCATTAGGGTTATCCCTAAAATACCTCTGCATGGATTGTTGTTGCTCAAACTGATTTTCGCGGCGGAGATCACCAAGAGGTAAACCTACAGCTTCACCAATACCAAGTAAGCCAGCTTGTGAACGATCAATGGCTGCACCGAAGCGTGTACCTAAACCAGCGGGTGCTACATCAGCACGGAAGCCGCCTCTAAATTGTGCGTCAATTTCTTCTTGCGAAAGAATCCGTGGCATAGCAAATCCTCAGTAATATGTTTTTATTGTAACCCGACTGGTGGATTGCTGGCTAGGTCTCTTTGTCGTTGAGCTATTTCTCTGTTGCGAGCTTCTAAAGCTTTTCTAGCATTAAACGCATCAATTTCTGCTTGAGTTGCACCCATGCGTGGGCGCTGGCTTGCGCCATATGGGTCGTAAACAACTCCTCGTGGGCCAGAACGTGGGAAGTTTTTCTGCTCTTCTTCCACAGTAATAGTGTTGGCTCCAAGTCGTTTGTAGTCAGCCTTTAACGCTTTCATGTCTTCCGGGTTTCTGACTTCGTAGGCTTTTCCGCCAAACAACACTTCAGTACCGTTGGTGTTCCAAGGGATTTGAGGAATCATGTTAGCGGGGATATTGGCTTTCTCTAGAAACTGCGATCTCTCAGATGGCAATACACCTAATGGTTTACCGTTTGGGCCGGCAGGCACCCAATTTCCAAGGCCGTCAGCAATACGCAATTGTCCATTAATGGTGGCTTTTTCGCCTTCGTCGGCAACCTTACCGGGCTTCATGTCAGTACCTTTACCCTCAGTGCCGGGTTTTTGAAACTTAACATTGTCTGGATTGACTTTTGTAGACTTAAACTCAAGCGTGCCGTCCTTTTTAAACACTGGTGTATTAGCGTACAAATTGCCGTCATCGCCAGTGAAGTACTGAGTTGCGCCCATCTTATCCAACTGGCCACGGTTGTTGTAATAGTTTGCCTGTGCAGCCTGCACTGCTTTCTTCCCGGGGATAAGCCCAAGTTCGGCTTCACTTGTTGCTGCTGCGGCGTTAGATGCTTTAACCGCCGCAAGGGTTTTTAACGTACCTAAGGGGTCGTCGTTAATCATCCCGTTAACTTGAGCTGCAAGAGTATTAAGGTCTTTGTGCGTGCCGTATTCACTCAAAACATTTTTGCCGTACATGACAACAAAGCCGTTTTTGGTTTGTACAAGCTCGGGCGTAATGTTGTCGGTTTTATCTGGGTCAAACTTTGATGCCAAAAACTTGTTAATAGTTGGCGCTCCGCCAAGGACAGCTTTACTCCAGTCACGGGAAAGAGCTTTCATCTCCGCTTCCGCAGTTTTCTGATTAAATCCAATCTGATTCAGTTCGCTTGCCAGTAGTGTGTTGTAGTCTGCGCCACTGTCTTTTGCAATTTGCGCAAGATTCTGAGAGTTAATTGGCCGACCGTCTGCCCGCATTTGAGCTAACACGCCTTGTGCTTTTTGATTGCCCGCGTTAAGTTGTTCAGCGCGTTGCGCAGCAGTAAGTTGGACTCCGCTAAGTTGGGTCTGAACAGCTTGTTGAGCAAGAGCCCCCTCTAATTTTTGTTTCTCAAGTGGGTACAGTTCGTCTTGTCGTTTTGCAACTTCAAGTTCTCGGCGCATACGCAGACCCGCAGCAGGATCACGTTCAGCAATAACATCGGCCATGGCTCCGTAGCGAGCCTGTTGAATTTCTTGTGGAGTCGGTGCGCGGTCATACATTTGGCCGGCAAGCTGATATCGAGGTAAGCCAACACGCTGGCCTTGAACTGGCATTTGTGGTGCGTATGCAGCCTGCTCTTGTGGAGACAATCCAAACACTTCTGCATCTTGCTGTGACATGGCTTGCGCTTCGGCACGGGCACGGCCAATTTCATCTGGCGTCGCTTCGCGTTGTTGAACTTCTTGAGGGGTAAGTCCTACGGCCTCACGCAGACGCGCACGTTCCTCGCGGTCTCTTAGTGCCTGACTCAGCTGAAGCCCAGACTGAAAACCGCCGGATAAACCTTTAAAGAAATCTGCCATGATTAGACCCTCACCATTTCCATACCTAAGCGCTCGTAAAACACCGCCTTGAACCCGTCAGGGCCTGTCGTAACGGCGTCAGGATACTTTGCTTCAACTTCGTGAGCCATGACTCCACGGAAGCGCTCGCCCGGATTAGCTTTGTATTCAAATTCATAGACAGGCAGACCAGTGCGTGTGTCCGTACCAACACGTTCAATATTCATCTTAAGACGAATGTCAGAGCCTGCAGCTTTACCCATTGCCCCGCCAAAACCACCAGCGTAAGCACCCAGACCCATACCAACAATCGAGGCAAACGGATCAGCTTGGCTCTGTGCAGTGTTGTAGACAGATGTCTGTGAACCAAGGATTTGACCTTGACCTGTAAGACCCATCTGAGCACCGCCCATCATATAACCAGCGCCCTGACCAAACGCAGAACCGTACTGATTACCAGCAGACATTGCGGAGTTAAGGCCAGCAGAACCAGAAGCACTAGCACCTTGATATGCACCGAGCGAAGCACCTGCAAGCCCACGACCTAAGCCAGTGACGTCCATGCTGCGAGCAAAACCAATTTGTTCAGCTTGACGGCGAGCGTTGGTAGCTGCACCGGCAGTCATACCTGCAAGACCAAGAGCGTTCTGATTTCTCATCATCAGAGCAGCGCCAGACGAGGCATTGATACCGCGGCGAGCCATCTCACGATTGCTTACACCTTGAGCAGATTGGAATGCGTTAGCTGCATCAGCAGAAGCCTGAGCGGCAAGCTGAGCTCTATTACCTTCGGTGTTGTACTGTTGTACTTGCGCAACAAGACCTTGCTCTAACGGTCGGAATGTTTTCTGTTGGTAGTCGTAATAGTCCTGCGCCTGCTTCATCTGCTGTTCTTGAGCAGCCATTTGCTGGGCAGCAACTCGTTCAGCCAGAGGTTTCATTTCCTCGTACTGACGCTGTGCAAAGTCCATTTGACGATTGCCAAGACGCTCTGCAGTAGCAATACCACGTTCCGTGGCAGCGGCCATGGCCGAATAGTCTGGTGCTGGTTGCGATTTTCCGCCCATTTTTACTCCTTGCGCAGCCAACGACAGGTGTCAGGCCGCATTACCAAAATCTGCATGTCAGCGCCGGGAGCGCCGTCTTTCATTACGAACTCTTCCTCAAACCCTAGATGCTTATCGAATTCTATGATATGCGGTTCATTTGTGGGCACCATGCCAGTGAGTCTTTTTAACTGGCAGTGGTTAAATGCGTAGTTGCACACATGCTCGAAGAGGGGGATGATCTGCTTCGTCTGCCGTGCGATGGCTATATGACAGGTAGCGTTGGAACCATTGTAGTTGTTTATGACTACTCCGGCTAGAACCTCGTCTCCTTGCATGACCCCAAGCGCATAGAAACTACCCCAGTCGGCGACTTGACCGACACGCTCAGCAACCCAAGCGCCAATACGATCCTTCTGGTCAAAGACAAGTTCTGCCATGTGCGTATTATGTCTTATTGCGGTGGAGTTGGCCAAGTGATTTCTGTAGGATAACCTGCCTGCGCAGTAATGTCACGCAATGCTTGGCGGTAGGTTGCCCAAGCTGTCTTGGTAGAGATCGGAACATCGGGTAACTGAGTCCAGTCAGAAGCAGCAAGAAAACGATTGCGTCGCTCCCTAGCTTTGGTTTCTAATACCGGAATGTCGGGAATCCACTCTTTAGTGACATAGTCAAAGATGTAGTCGGCGGCAGGTGGAAAGCTACTTGTAATAGTCCCACCAACAACTTCAACCCATGGAGATGTTCGTGCATCGTCGGGTTGGTCTGAGATTTCGTACTTTTTGGTGTCCGAGTTAAACCAAGTCGTGCCGCGGTAGTCGGCAGTAAGTACCCACGTAGTACCGTTCCATTTGGGGCGCAACTTACCTTGAGCCTCGGGTGGGGCCTCAGATACTCCAGCAGGCGAATCAGCATAGACTGTCCCGCTGTAGAAATTGTCATTGTCGTATGTGTATTTCATGCTCGGTTAAGTATCCATCGTACTTGCGTGGGGACTGTGATGTAATTAAAAGTGCTTGATACGTTTGTAATAATGTACTGTCGCAAATAAATAAAAACCCGATTATCGTCTGTGGTCGTAGACCCGCCAACTGAGTAACGTCTGTTTACAATGACTTCAGCAACAACAGTGATATTAAACTGCCCGTCTCCGCCAGAATAGTTAGCCTCGGACAAAGGCTGAGCACTACAAGAAAACGGCTGTCTAAGGATGACGGCTAGAGGGAACGCTGAAAAATAATCGTCAGTTATGTTTGTTGCTACTACACGGTTAATATTGACAGTCTGAGTTGTCCCGGCTGGATGGTACTCAGTCGAGTAATAACTACCCCCTTCGCCGTCACCTACTAAAACACTGTACGTACCAGACAAAGTCTGAGATGGCAGGGTAAGAACTCCACTTTCCAAAACGTCACGACGGGCAACGTTCATGCTGTTAGCAGTCAGCGTAGATGCTGTAACGCCTCCAGAGAAAGTACCAGTCGCACCAGACAGAGCGCCACTAAAGGTGCCAGTAGCACCAGACAACGCACCGCTGAACGTACCAGACGCACCAGTCAAATCACCCTTAAACGTGGCGTTACCTGCATTGTCCAAAGCAAAAGTTGTTAGGCCGTTCTTAGTTCCAACGATACCAGTGCTGCCGATGTAGAAACCATTAAAGCCGGGTTGGCCGTTTAGCGCAGGGTTACCTACAGTGATTGCGGATGCTGCGTTTAGCGTCACAGGGCCAGTCAGAATCTGAGCACCCGACTTTGCAAGTTTAGCGTCAGCAGCGGCTTGGGCTGCAGCAGCGGCAGAGGCAGCGGAGTTAGCAGTAGACTGAGCAGTTGAAGCTGCGGAGGCAGCGTTGTTGGCTGTGTTTTGTGCAGTAGAAGCCGCAGAAACGGCGGTGTTCGCCGTACCTTGAGCTGTAGAAGCCGCTGCAACGGCAGAATTTGCCGTTGAGTTAGCCGTGTTGGCTGTTGAAGCAGCTGAATTTGCCGTATTGACAACAGTAGAAGCAGTAGTTCCAGCGATCGAACCTGTGACATCACCAGAAAAAGAACTGGCTCCTACAGAGGAACCCGCAGACAGAATCACTGTGCCATCAGCCGCACGGATTGACAGACCGTTTGAATTAATCTGAGACGCAACCAACTGGCCACGGATGGAGGCAGCACCAAACTCAGCGGAGCCACTACCATCGATCTTCCAGCCAGCAGAGCCATTGACATAGTTGGCAGATTGAATGTACTGACCAACGCTGATGGAACCAGCTCTAATTTTGTCAGCAGACAAGAAAGCAATCTTGGCGTTGTCCACCGCGAGGTTGGCGATCTTAGCGTTAGTGATCGTGCCGTTCTGGATGTAGCCATCCGTCATATAGACGCCGACAGGAACTTCCACGCCGTTGATTGTGGTAGCTGTAGTGCGAACGATGAATGGCATCGTGGGTGTAATACCCGGGCCGCTAGGACTTGCAATATAAAACGAGTCAGCACGAACAGCAAATGTACTTGTAGCCGTAGCGTCGTTGGCCGTAGAAGCCAGACCAAAGCCAGAGACATAACCGTTTAGATCAACCTTGACTGTGTACTTGCCTTCAAGGGCATTGCCGCTTGCCTTGGTAAAGTAGTTAGCCTGCAACGCCGCAGTCGTTGTGTAGTTGTTCAACGTACTTGAAGAAACCAAATCAGTCGTTGCGTTTGAAATTGCCGTGTTAGCTTCGGTCTTGGTGTAATAGTTTGTGGACAGCGTAGAGGTAGTCGGGTAATTACCTAGAGCAGTATTTAACGCGGTTGTAGATACCAGATTAGTCGTTGCGTTGCTAATCGCAGTGTTTGCGTCTGTCTTGGTATAGTAGTTAGTTGTCAGGGACGACGTGGTCGTGTAGTTGCCAAGAGCAGTATTCAGAGCAGTTGTAGAAACCAAGTTCTGAGTTGCCGCAGTAATGGCCGAGTCCGCACCTGTCTTGGTGTAATACAGCGAGTTAAGGGTAGCCGTGTTGGTGTACGAACTTAGCGCAGTATTTAACGCAGTCGTGGAAACCAAGTTCTGAGTCGCTTGGCTAATGGCCGAGTCTGCGGCTGTCTTGGTGTAGTAGTTGGCGGTCAGTGTCGCCGTGTTGGTGTACGCGGTTAGAGCCGTGTTTAGCGCAGTCGTAGAAACTAAGAATTGCGTAGCCGAGCTGATTGCAGAATCTGTCGCTGTCTTTGTGTAGTAGTCCGCCACCAAACCTGCAGTGTTGGTGTAGTTGCCAAGAGCGGTGTTTAGTGCAGTTGTAGAAACCAGTGTAGTCGTTGCGGCGCTAATTGCTGAATCCGTTGCAGCCTTAGTGTAGTAGTTTGTCGAAAGGTTTGCACGAGTAGCGGGAAGCCCAGTTGTAGCGTCATTGACTTGGGCGCTTAGTGTTTGGCGAAGAGTGGACTCAGCGCTTAAATCGCTAACAACATTTGCAATCTGAGTCGTGTGTGCAGCAACAACCTGACCCAGTGATGTGTAGTCACCGACCTTTGTCCAGTAAGTGGTGTTGGTTGGTAGATTGCCAGTCGTAGTTGACTTGGCTTGATAAATAGCGCCGTTGTATGTGACTAGATCGTTTGTCGCATAGGTCGTTGTGTTTGAATACGCAGGCGTATTCTGAATGTCGTTGACCTGAGCTTGCACCGCGCCAACGCGAGCATTGACTGACCCGGGAACACTGGCTGCAGCGTCAATTAAATCAATGCGAGCGCCTAGGTCGGTATAAAGCTGTGCGGCTGTAAGTTCCCCAGTCAGGGCTTCAAGAAGCTTGGCCACATCTTGGCCTGTAGTAACAACAAGACCGTTAGTTCCGCCAGCAGGGGATGCGCTTAAAACACCATCAATAGACTCCCACTTAATCCACAAGTGCCACTCGGTGGCTGGGTTTGTAGAGTAAGACGTAACCGCGCCAGAGAACTGGGTAATCTCAACAGCATCTGCAAAGACGGGCTGAGGCGCAGTGCCTGCACGAGTAGCGCCATAAATGCGAGAAAGCCTATGACCATGGCCTTGTGAGTAGACTGGGTCATCGCACTCAATGATGATGTTTGAAATCGCAGCGGTAGCGGTAAACCCAGTAGGTGTAGGCGGCGGTGTTAAATCAGGAACATACGCATCAGTGATGGATGGGCCAGCAATAAGTGGGGCAGAGCCGCCACCGAACTTAAAGTTGCTGAGAGACGCAAAGCCAGAGTCAACCAAGTCACGAATCGTGATGCCACGGTCAAGCGGGTCGCCCTGCTTGCCTAAATAGGTCATCAAGGTTTCGCGAACGCGAGAGCCAAAGTTACTGGCGCTGTCGCTTGGGATGTCGTTTCTCATAGCTGTTTGAGTTCCTCAACAGATGTCGCGATAGCCACGTCTTGCACTGGGTTTGTACCCTCGAGCTCAATCTGGAATTCAAATGCGCGGTAGCCGCTAGGCAATCTAAACGGATTGCGGTCTGCAACAGTCTGCGTGTGCTTAAGATCGCCGTCTGCGTACAAACGGAATGTGACGGGGTAAGCATTGGCTACCACCACAGCGGCTGCAAAATTAATCGGTGAACCCTGACGGAATGGCTTGCTACGTGAGCGATAGGTCAGCGATGTACCAGTATCCCACTTGCCGACGTTTGTACCTGTTAATACATACAGTTGATCTTTCAGGCTGTCGAAGTACATGGCAGAGTAGCCAGTGTCAAGGAAATAAATACCCCCGCCATTGGGATCAATGAGGAAACCTTTGCGGCCAGAGCCGTCGTCGTAACTACCTAAGTAAAAACCCTCATACATCTTACCGATGATGCTACTTGGAACCAGAGCTTGCCAGTCTTCGCGGAGCATGACGCCATTAGTAATAACACGAGCACCGCCATCGCCAAACCAGCACAAACCGTCTTCAGAGGCCCAAGCTACACCGTTACCCATGCTCACAACAGAACGTGCTGAAACGCAGGCTTGTTGTATTTCTAAGGGACGTTGATCCATGCCATCAGGGGTTGAGCCTTGCACGAGTAGGGGGCGGCCAGTTGTCAGCACCAAGAGACTTTGCCCAAACACACCGAGGCCAACAGGTTTGCTGTCTGGTGGAATGATCTCGTAGTTCGCAGGCCAAGCATAAGGTGTGTATGGCTCACAGATGCGTACCGAGTTGCCCGAAATACCACTCATCATCCCGTTCCACATCGCTGTGAGGTTTGACAGGGTTGGCTCAGTAATACTAGTCGCGCCACCAGTAGGAACACCGGGGGCTGGGAACCATAAGTTAGTCGCTAGGTTTTCGCCAAGGGCGCGGTTGTCATCAGTTGTTGAGGACGTCGCAAGTGCAATCTCGCGCAGGAAGTAAAAGTCTGTACCAGTCGAGCTACCCTGTGTGCGGTAGATGCGGATCGTGGCAATGTCGTAGTTGCCCGATGGCACAGAACTAAAGCCAGAAATAGCAGTCGAGCCTAGGTTGTCCCGGGTGACTAGGGCGCTCACAGGTGACGGAGCAGATTCCCAGCCAAGGCTGTTAACGTATGTGTAGACGTAGTAGTAATACTCAATGACTGGCGATGTTGCACCGGAGTTCGTACCCGCCACTGTAGGAGCGCCAGCTGGAGCTGGGATGCCCATAGGACGGTTAGCTGTAGGGTATGGTGCTGTGGCCAAGCCGATCACGTTGTTAGTGAACTTGGGAGCGCCGTCGCCAGTGTAGTACGTCTGTTCGGTTGTATCCGCAGCATCAAAGCCACGAACAACATTGACTGCGGTAGTCCAGCTTAGCCAGTACTGAGCGTCGGAGTCTACGTCACGACCCATGCGGTAAATGGTTTGACGACCAGAAGGAACTGTAGCTACGGTTGCTGGGGATTTCCAAGCACGCAAGTCGCCACGCCCG